CTACCTCAACGGAAGTATTGCTATCTGCAGTTTCCATTGTTTTTTCCTTTGTTTGTTATTTGTCTTCTTTGACAGGATCCATTGACCCTTTTAGCAACTCTTTTAGTTTCTCAATTGTTTTTTCTATTTCTTTAACTCTTAACTGGCAAAGCCGGGTGGCTCTTTCTAGCTTATCAAATGGTGAATCAAACTCCATCTTCTTCTCCTGGGTATAAAGCTTCTAATTTGTGGCAAGCTTTTTCTGTCAAGGCTAGATATTCTTCAACTGACATATCAGAAGGTTTACCAAAGCCTATACGACATACTTTAGGTCTTGTTTCGTATATTGTACATTTATTGTCTTTTAAAAAACGACACTTTAATGCTCGACAACATGCTCCACATTGCCAGCAATTATATTTTAGCTCCCAGTCGTATTTCACTTCTGAAGATATCCTTTTTTCTTCTTCTTCTTTTTCTTCTTTTTCATGGCTTTAAAATCTGAGCCAGTGATCTTTTTGCGTGGTGGTGCAGCTGCTGCTAGGCGCTTCTGCTTTTTAGAATAACTACTGTAAGGCATTACATTCTCCCCATAAAAAATTTATCTTCATCTTCTTCTGACATTTCATCTTCATGCACATAACCCATCTCACCTAGACGCTCATGATCTTCCTGAGTATTAGCCATTTCGCTTTTACCAGACTTAGGATCATACATCATGTGAGGTTTAAAGTCCTTGTCCATTTCATCTGACATACTCATTTCATCTGACATATTCATTTTATCTTCATTAGGCACCTCTTCAGCAAGGTATCGCTTGAAGTCTTTGTCCTGACGAAGCATATCAATCTTACCTGCAACAGTTAGAAGACCAGAATCATCACGAACAGTACTGAGGTCAATAGCCATCTCAGGTGAAAGAATCTCATCCTCAATGGCTTCTTCAACAGCTGCAGCAAACATTGCAAGAATACGAGTAAAATCTGTTGGTAGCATGTTTGTATCAGGAACATCTGGATAATCAGGTGTCTGACCAAATAGCGGCAGCATTTTATTTGTAGCTCTGACTATAGAAGCAAGTCCTCGCTGTGTAAAGTCACCTTTTGGTGCCATGGCCTCGAACATCTCCTCGTCTGCCTGTTCGGCCATCATGACCTCCTCAGCCATGTACGATGGAGGTGCTCCAATATCGATCATAATAGTTTTTTCCATTGTTTAGTCTCCGTAAATTTTATCTAGTGTACCATCAAGAGCTTCGTGGGCAGGAAAAGCTTTCTCGACAGCCTGTTCTGCTGATCCTGTTTCTTTCAGTACTTTGTTATATATATCTGCTTTTTCATCTTGTTTCTTTCTTTTTTCTACTATTTTAGACTGAAAGTTTTCAACAAACCCTGGTCCTAAGTCCTTCTCGTTAACAAAGCCTCTTGCATTCATTATACGTTCTTCTTCTCTTTTGTTTGCAACTTTACGTCCAAGAGCCTGAGAATACATAGAACTTCCCAAACCATCAGACCAGTTGCCATGCCAAGCTGTAGGTGTCTTACTAATTAGACTTACCTGCTTGACCATAGCGTCACCACAATGTGGACATATAACTTCAACAGACTCAGAGCGACTATATGACATTATGTGTTCGTCATGAAAACCATCGCGCATACATTTCCATTCAAATATCGGCATATAAACTCCTAACTACTTACGCTTCTTCTTAGCTGTCGTCTTCTTCTTCTTAGCCTTGCGACCCTTGATGATATCGGCATCAACTTTAGCAGCTTTACCTCCAGTGAGTGCGGACTTAACACGAGCAGAGGCCCACTGATGTGAGGACACGCCCGGACGAGAACCTGACGAGGCATAGGCTGCAAGTCCACGGGCGTAAATTCTCTTGACCTTAGACGGCGTGGAGCCATATTTCTTAGCCATTGCTGCATAATTAACCTTTCTTTTTGATTTTGCTTTTGGCACGTTTTCTCCTTGATTTAGATTCCATTCTTTCTCTTAATTTAAAAGCAGCCTGCTTTTTACCTGCCTTATAAAGAGCAGATGCTTTACGTAACTGTTTTTCTCTTTTAGAGCCTTTTGGTGCTTTGTACTGCTTTGGCAAAGCCTTACGTTTTTTCTTCATTAGTTCTCCAGTGCAAGACCAGGTCTTAACGACTCAGCCAGTTTTTGAGCTTCAGACTTCTGCGTTTCAACACCCCCAGCAGTGGTAGCAATATCAGCAGCACTAGGACTAGGTGCACTAGCAGCAACCTCTGCAACTTCGAGGAAGTCCTTTGGCAATTCATAAGATCTGATAATTTCTTCAAGTATCTTTCTCCCATCAACACCAAGACCCTGCAGTGTTGGTAATAGATTAAGTAGATTCTGCTTCTTCAAAGCGTCTGAAAGCGGTGTAGAACCCTGGTCCAAAGCATTAATCGTAAATTTAGAATCTAAATCACCAGCATCAAGAACCTTTGCTCTACCCTTAACATCTAAAACAATAGACTCACCATCTTCGCAAAGTAAAGCTATCAGCCTGAGGTAAATAAGAGTTATATGCTCAATCATAGAATCTCTCTCTCGAGCCAACTTACCAACCTCAGATGCACTGTATGTTGCCAAAGCTGTAATCTCTGTTGCCGTAGCTCTGGTTGCCTCACCACGACTGAAAGGAGCCAAGATAGAACCCCTGTTCAGATCAGCCTCTACGACTGCATTGTACCTATCAAAGTTTGAGGATACTGGTTCTACACCTACGGGCTGGATAATGCCTCCTAGACCATCCTGGGTGTCTACAGGAATCATGGCACCATCAATACCGGCGGTGATCTTGGCAAGTGCTTCCTCATCAACAGCACCTTCACGATAAAGATACTGTCTAGAATCTCTACGAACAGCATTTGCCCAATAAGTTCTTAAAATGTTTTTCTCGTATATCTGATCATATACTCGAGCCAAAGCACTATAGCCTTCCATTGGACGTGAAGGACAACGGCTGTAATAAAGCAATGATATGTTTGGAAGAGGATGGTCATCATATGTTCTGAGAGGAATAGGATCTCTAGAAATAAGCTTGCCACCATTCGAATAGTTTGGTGACCAATAATAAACCTCATCGTAAAGCATGTCGTAAAGCTCAACTACTTCTACATAAAGATAATCATCAGGCAAAGAATTATAAGCATTAGCCTCGTCACCATCATAATCAGTAAAATAATCTTGCTTTGGAATAGGCTTAAATCTTTTGTTTCCAAACTTGTTTTTAGCCTCGTGCAAGGTCATGTAATAATCATGACCAATAAAACGCTGTTCATCTGAAGAACCAGCATCACGATCAACTATAACTTCCCAAGGAGGAATAGCCTGAATGTTAACACGATCCAAAAAGTTGTTGCTTTCACGCGGACATAACTTAACAGCAGCATTTGGATAGATTAGTGCCAAACGAGAAGCATTCTCCATTGCCTCACGCTGATTATATAAAAATCTATTTGCAACTACCTGTGCTGCTTCAGGATCACCAGTAGATGCAGCATGATCTGGTCCTACAACAACTGCATTGTTCTTTCCAAACAATGATGCCATAAAAGATTCAATGTAAGCAAATGCATCTGCCGTCTCTATCCTTATCATAGTATTATCAAATCGCTGCTCTTTCCAAAATGCACACTCATAAGCATCTCGATAACGCTTAAGTCTTGCACTGCGGTCCTGCCAATAAGTTTTATGCTCCTGATGTATCAACTGTACAAAGTCAACTACATCATCTGTAGATCTTGCCATAAAGGTTCTCCTAGAAGATATTACTAATTATCTGTTTGTTGTCTATTTTACACAAAAAAATCGATTTTATTAAAGAACTAACTCGTTTTACGTAATATATATTAATAAGTGATAGAAAAAGGAGAAACTAATGTCACATAACAAAGATTTTGTACAGCTTTACACAAAAAAAGAACGTCAAGCACACATTGACCTCACCACACCATGCACTCATCATATTGCTAAGATAGGCGTGAACAAAGGTGCATATGCTTCGAATAGAACACAAAGAATGAAGGCTCGAGAAAACACAATGGCTCATATGAAAAAACTACATGGTGTTCAAGACTGGCAACTAGAACCATACGAAGTATGCCATCTATGTCCAAACAACTCTGCCACCCCTCTGCCTTGCACAAACCCTGATCATTGCTATGTTGGAACAAGAACTGAAAACATAAATGATAGAACACCTGAGGCAGCTAAACAAGGCGGCAAAACATCCTTCAGAGGTCCAGACCACAACACCAAAAAAAGAATTAAATGCGAATGGTGCGGTCACGAAACTACTGTCATCCATATGGCAAACCACAAACGCAAGTGTTTGGCACGCCCCAGAGATACAATCCTAAACACTTCTAACATTAGTCCTGTAACCACCTTGTATACTTCTGGAAGTACAACGTAGATAGGCTAGACCTTTGCTTTACAGTTAGAAAAGTGATATTCTTGAAATAGACGTCCTGCTCCAATAGCTCCACACTTAGGACACTGGACAGTGCGTCTAATCTTTCTTGGCACTTGATAACACTGAACTAAATCGTTTTCATAACACATACCAACGTGTTTGATATAACCGATATTACTTGTCCCACACCCTTTACAAATATACAGTTTGTATTTGGGTGGTTTTTCTTTATTCACTAGTACCTCCTTTTGGTACCAATAGAAACACCAGCACCCTGGATTAATCTTTTTACTTTTCTGTCTCTTACCCACTGAGGTAAAAACATCTTTTCTTTCAGTCTAACAGATTCCAAACACACAGTGCCAAGACTAAAAGCCACAGCATTGTCACAGTGGCTATTTGAGAGATAAGGTAGTTCATAGCGTCCTCTTTGGTTAATTGTAATACTTCGAAGCTCTGAATACAAGATGTTATCGATAATATGCAAAAAACCTCTACGTACATAATCTCTAGATGTCTCAAACATCTGTGTCTTGGTTCGCATTGTCGTAATCCAATCTTTACCCTTACCACATTTCCATAAGTTAGAATAACCCTGGTGCTTTATTTCATTAATAACTACATTACCAAAGTTGTTGGACTCTATCAGGACCTTAGCATAATTGTACTGATAACCTATATCAGCCACAATCTCTGCTAAATCTACAGGCGATGTAACGTTGGACCGCCATGTTAAAACTACTTGTCCTGTCTTTTTAGATAAAACATATATTGCAGAATAATCTGCACCAACACCAGCAGAAACGTCAACACCCATAGCATACTGGTCATCATCTTCAGGCTCAACCAAAACTGTAGAACCCATACCATTACCAGTTAATATTTCTACTTCATCAAAGTCTGAGGCTAACAAGAATGTAGAACCTGTAACGGAATAAGCTTCTTCTTCCGAAGCTGGATACTCACGCCTAAACTTTTCGGCACCCATAGCATTTATCTTTTTGCGACGCCATAACAACTGTGAGTCTGAAAGGTTAAATCTCTCTTGTACGTCTTTTTCCGCTATCGTCCATGACAACTCTGTCTTACCTACATCTTCAGTATATTCTGCATGCTTAAACCAAGGAAAGAATAAATACTGCCAATCAGACTCCCCTCTATGGTAACGCATAACTTCATCATGCATTGCATCACCAAAATAATTTGCTGTTGTCTCTATAATCAACTGTCCATCATTCAGTGCAGAAAGTGCTGTTGCTTTTAACTCTTCACTATTCGGTGCAAACGCAAACTCTGAAATAATAAGACGTCTACAAGTAAAAGATCTAAGACCTCCATGACCTTCAGCACTAACTGCAATAACCTGTGCACCATTATGCTCCAATGTCATACTTGTCGCGTTCTCCTGCTGCAACGGGAAGTTCTCTCTTATGTACTTAGGTAGATTATGGTACATTGTTTTAAAGATCACCAGAAGGTGCTTGGACGAGGCTAATTTGTGCGATAGAATGGCGGTTGTCTCGGGTCCTGTGGCCGTAAACCAACGCCAAAATAAATAAGCACACACAATGGTCGATGAACCAATCTGTCTTGCCTTCAGAATTAAAACATCTTCATCAGTCTCAAGTGCTTTTAACACCTCGACCTGTTCGTCATTAGGCTTAAGACTTATCAACTGGCCACGCTTAGACTTAATCTTCAGTCGCGTAACAAACTTGGACAGATTGGTTATTACTTTCAGTACTTTCTTGTTCATGGTTATCCTCAATTTTTTTAGGAAAATTTTATTTTTGAAAAAGGTCTTCGGAGTTTCGGAATATCGGAATATCGGAAAAGCAAAAAGCGATACTCGGCTCTTCAGGGTACCTAACATTATATAGCGAAGATTTCGATCGATTGGGTGGCCCGGTGTAGCGCAAAACAAACAGCATATACAGACAGACGTCTACCCCATACAACAATATACCCAGTAGAAATGATATAACAGAATAGACAAAAAAACTCCCCAAAAATTTAGAGTAACAGTCTATTAAATCTACATAATATACGGAGTGAATGGGATTCATTGCAAATAGTCTTAAGTCAAAATGTAAATCTCAATATTGCTTTGCACGGAATATATCAAGTCTTATTGGAATTACGGAATGATTGGAATAAACGGAATCGATCGGAATATACGGAATAGATGGGGAATACTGGAGTCGATTGGAATATACGGAATATACGGAATTACGGAATAGACTGAATGACTGCGATAAAGCCGAGTCAGTCTGCAATCCACTCTTCGATCTGACGTAATGTTTCCTTATCGACCGG